CAATATGAAGCAGATGTTTTATGGAAAAAAATACAAGCGGGAGAATTAGATACAGCTGCTTTAGCTAATGTTAAAGAGCAATTAAGAATAAAACTACAACAGGCTAGAGCCGCTGGAGCAACTGCATATAGTACTTTAATGAATAAAGCTGCTATATCTGGAGAGACTCCATCTCTAGCTGCTCAAACAGCTGCTAAAATAGAAGATGTAGAAACTACTTTTAAGGCAGAGGAGTTATCTACGAGGGGTGGAAGTATAAAAAATTGGCTAGCCAAAGAACAAAGGATTGTATTTTTAAAACTCGAAGAAATAGATAAAAGAGACACCTTACTTAACAAAATACAAAAAACTCTTGAAGCAGATTTAGAAAGAATAGGAATAGAAAGGAAACACTGGAAAGACGGCAAAAAAATAATAGCATTAAGAGTAGCTCTAGCAAAGATAGAAAGAGATACTGCAGACTATGTTATAAAACAAGCCAAAAAACTAGCTTTACTTAAAACAAGAGAGGAGGCATTACTATCTGATATAAGAATGGCTAAATATAAAGAAGAAACTGAATGGTTAGGTAATGCTATGAACACTATTGCTAATTCATTTGGATCTTCAATATCTGCCGCTTTTAATGACCTATTTATGAATAAAGAATTTGATGGGGACAAATTCCGTACTTCTTTGGCACAAGGATTTGCAAGTGCAGGTAGTAAAATACTTGGAGACCTGGCTCAAAAAGCTGTATTCAGTAGGCATGGCCTTTTAGCCGGTGCTTTAAAGGGATTAATAGGCTCAGAAACATTAGATGTAATGTTTCCTAAAAGCGAATTGGAACTTCTAGGGGAGCAGTTAGTTGCATCAAAAAAGATAAGAACAGAGGTCGAGGCTCAGACGGAAACAATTATTACGGGAGCCTCGAAGCAGGCCACTCAGATGGACACATCAAATGGTTATCTCCAACAAATAGCATTAAATACTGCCAGAAAAGACTACTATGCAGAAAAGATTAGGGCAGAGGAGTTTTCAGAATCCAAGGTCCCCAACCCGCATCAATCTATTACTAGGGCTGAGGAGGTTACTGGCTCAAGTTCTAAGGAGCACCTCATTGAGCTCATTGAGCGTACTAGAGCATCGGAGTTTTCAGGTACTTCGTCAAAGCGCGCTCCTATAGAGGGAATTTATGAGGGTACTATGAATGCTTTAAGCAATAAAATTACTACGTCAATTAAGGCTGCTCCAATAGATGTATCTGGTACTTTATTAGATCAAGTTACAGGTGCTTTGTTTGGGGATAAAGGACTTATAACTAATCTTCTTAGTTCCCTTGGAGGAACTAACGGGTTAATGACTAATATTCTTAAGTCTAGCTTTACATTAGGAAAAACAGTTGGAGACGGTCTTTTTGGGTTCATAACTAGTTTATTAAATTTTCAAAATGGCGGGGTAGTTCCTGGAGGCTTTAGAGCTTTCGCTAATGGAGGAATAGCTACTAGACCTACTTTTGGTATGATTGGTGAGGGAAGATACAATGAAGCTGTAGTACCCCTTCCTGATGGAAAGTCTATACCAATTAAAGGCAAGGTAGGTAATACCAATAACGTAACTATTAACGTATCTGTTGATAGTAATGGTCAATCAGCTGCAACAGAGACCACAGGTAACGGAGCTAAAGAATTAGGACATATGCTATCTCAAGCAGTACAACAAGAATTAGTAGAGCAACAAAGACCAGGAGGATTGCTTAGTGCATTTTAATAATTATGGCAAATTTTAACAATTTAAATGTAATACCAGATAGAGGTTTAAAAACTGATCAAAGTCCTAGAGTACTTATGGCTAAATATGGTGATGGGTACGAGCAGCGAGTAGCTGCTGGTATAAATAATTTACCCGAAAGTTGGGACTTAACTTGGAATAATAGAAGCAACGCAGATGCTAATAAAGTAATTAAGTTTTTAGAAGATGAAGCAGGAGTAACAACTTTTGATTGGTATCCACCAGATACTGAAATATCTAGTACTGTTACTGATACAGATACTAATAAGCTTATAGATAGTGCTCAAATTTTTACTAATAGATACCTAAATTCTACTGTTACTGACTCCGGAGGCACTGGAGCTGCTGCTACTGCTGTTGTATCTGAAGCTGGAGCAGTAGAAAGTATTTCAGTAACAGCAAACGGTACACATTATAAAAGTATTAGTCTTCCACTAATTACATTCACAGGAGGGGGCAATGGAGCTGGAGCTGCTGCTACTCCTGTTGTATCTGCAGCTGGAGCAGTAACAAGTATTTCAGTAACAGCGGGAGGTTCTAACTATACATCAGTACCTACTGTAGTTATTACTCCTGTTCCTAAAACTACTACTGTAACAGCTATAGATAGTGCAACACAGATTTCTTTAGCAGCTAATATTATGCTTTATAGTGGGGAGGCATACGCTATCAATCCTTATAAAAAATACAAGTGTAGTAAATGGGGTGTAACTACTCCTGAATTGGGGTACAAAAATATATCTGCAACTTTCATTAGAGTATTTGAACCATAATGTCTGATAAGCTTACAAGTGACGTAAATGGGTTAGAGCCAGGAGCTTTAGTAGAATTATTTGAACTAGATACGTCTACAGGTAGACCTTTAGTTACTTCAAAAACAATCACAGGGGCTACGAAAGGTGATCCAGTTGTTATTACATCAGTTGCTCATGGTTTTTTAAATGGTGATATCATTACAATTAGTGGTATAAATGGAATGGTAGAACTAAATGATAAGACTTATACAGTTGCAGTAGCAAATACTGATAACTTTCAGTTATCGGGTATTAATGGGTTAAATTACACAACATACAGTTCTCCATCAGGTACTGCAACTAAACCAGAAAATCTAATTTTTAGATGGCACTCTGGTAAAAATGAAAATTTACATGATATAGTATGGCAGGGTAATATATATAGTTCCTTTCCTATTGAAGCTACGGGCTTTGAGTGGTCTGGCAAAGGGGCTTGGTCTGGCAAAGGGGCTATTCCAAGACCTACTTTAACAGTAGCTAATATTACTTCATACTTATCAGGTATTCTTGGTACTTATGAGGATTTAATCGGTTCAAAAGTAACGAGAAAAAGAACTTTTGCTAAGTATTTAGATGCTTATTGCTATGTAGAAGGGGAGGCTTTAGGTGGTACTTGTACCTCAGAAACAGGAGGAGAACCCTATAGTTCAAGTAAATCAGATTGTGAGAATTCTACAATAAATGGGGGTGCAGGAACGTGGGTAGCTTATACATCTTCTACTTGTACTAGTGACTCTGGAACTTGGTACGCTAATGATGAGGAAGACTATACGGCAGAATTTGCTGATGAAATTTGGTATATTGATAGAAAGGCTACAGAAACACGAACTCACGTAGAGTTTGAGCTGACAGCCGCTTATGATGTAGCAGGGATTAAATTACCCGCAAGGTCAGTAATTGCTAATCTATGCCCTTGGGTTTACAAAGGGACTGAATGTGGCTATGATACAACGGTTAATAGTGGTGGAAGTTGTAATAATGGTACGGATACAACTCTAGCAACTTGTAAAACTGCTAACGCAACTTGGACTCCAAATTATTTTAAGATAGATAATACTAGTACTTCTAATGCTTCAGAAGATGTATGTGCTAAGAATTTTACGGCCTGTGAAAAAAGATTCCCGCCAGGAACACCCATGCCTTTTGGAGGCTTCCCCGGAGCTACACGTTTATGACGGAAAATATATTAAAATATTTTAGAGTACATACTCAAGAGGAGTACCCAAAAGAAGCGTGTGGATTTATAATAGTGAACTCTAGAGGTAGAGAACAGTATTATAAAGCTAAAAATATTGCTGAAAATACCCAAGAATATTTCATTATAGATCCCATTAGTTACGCAGATGCAGAGGATACTGGAGAAATTATAGGGATTTGTCATTCTCATCCAGATGAAACTTGTACCCCTTCTGAAGCAGATAGAGTATCTTGTGAGGCAACTAACAAGCCTTGGCATATTTTAAGCTGGCCAGCAAACCAATTACACAGTTGGGAACCTGATGGGTATGAAGCACCTCTTATAGGTAGAGCTTTTTCACATGGAGTTTTAGATTGTTATACATTAGTAAGAGATTATTACAAACGAGAATTAAATATAGAATTACAAAATTATTTTCATCAAGATGAGTGGTGGGAGAAAGGAGAGAATCTATATATAGATAACTTCAAAGATCAAGGTTTTATCGAAATAAATGATAAAAACGATATACAAAAATATGATGCATTTCTAATAAAATTAATTTCCTCGGTATCTAACCACGCGGCAATTTATATTGGAGGAGATACTATTTTACATCATGTTTATGGTAGGTTATCCAATAGACAAATGTACTCAGAGTATTGGCGCAAGCATACTACTCATCATTTAAGATATAAATCGTTATGTTAAAGAAAATTAAACTATATGGAGAACTAGCATCTAAGTACGGTAAAGACTGGACTTTAGATGTAAATTCACCTTCTGAAGCTATAAGAGCTTTATGCGCAAATAACCCTAGTTTTAAAAAGTTTCTTATTTCTTCTCAAGATAGAGGAATTGGTTACAAAATAATGGTTGGTAAAACTTATATAGAAAATAACCAAGTAGAAATTTACAATCCATCAGGTAAGCAGGAGATAAAAATTATTCCTATTGTACTTGGTGCTAAAAGTAAGTTTCTTAAGTATCTCTTCACAGGACTAGCAATAATATTATTAGCCCCTTATGTGGTCACTTACTTAGCAGGTACCACGATAGGCGGTTACGCATTAGCTACATATGCAGGCGAGGCCATTACACTAGCTACTCTAGCAGGCACCGCTATGATGGCTATAGGTACTAGTTTAGTATATGGAGGAATAGCAGGGCTACTTGCCCCTACTCCTGAAGATGAAGTAGAAAGTTATTTGT